TTGTTAACACCGTCCCAAGTTTTAAAACCTAAAAACCCCCTACTCATAGGAAGAAGTTCTACATAATCACTAGAAGATTCGGTGTTTTGATTTTCAGAATTTAAAATTAAGTAATGTGATTCTCCCTGTGTCAATCTTTTTACAGAATTATAGTAATCATCACCTCCGTATTTAGGATCTCCCCAAGTATATATTCTACCTGTACTTGTAAGAACAGCAGTAGCATAAAAGTTTTCTTCTATTTTTGTAGCACTTCTGATTGATTTTATTTTCTGTTCTCGCGACTCGGCTCTAACTTGATTGTAATACTCGACACGTTTAAGGTTGTCTCCACCTCTATATGTACGGTCCCAACTAGAACCAGTTATACCTTGTATATCAAGCGATGAATTACTGTCGTTAGACTCAAGTCGTTGTCTTGCAAGTTGCTGGTCTGATTCTGATTCTATAACGCTTCCAAATCTATTATTATATGGGATAAATCGTAAGCCAGTTGACTCAAAATCCTGATTACTATTTTCTATTGGTAGATACGCAACTGCGGCTCCAGCGTTGTAACTACCACCTTGAACAACATTTCCTTGAGTAGTTATTAATGTAATCCTACCACCAAACTTACAAGAAATTTTAGAAAATCCTCTTTCACCAATTAGGTGTCTTCTTAAAAACTCTAAATTTTCAAAATAATCATTAACATATATTGGCAACCCTTCGATAGAAACAAATCTCATTTCTTTTGCCCAAGTTGCCCAAAATGGACCAGCACTGTATAAGACAGAACTAAATATACTGTCTATTTTACCCTCATCCCAAATAAGCATTGGTGTGTTGTTCCAATTGTCTGTTGCAGTAATATTGTTTTTGTCTTCTGTTGTAAAATTAGAAGATATTTTAAATATTCTGGTCTGACGGTTTTTATAACGGGAAGTGAGGAAATTAGGATTAGTAAAAAGCTGTTGATATTGATTGTCGAGCGTTATACATAAATATAACGTGTTATCATTTGTCACAAAAAAGAAGTAATTAACTGGTTGATGAAACTGTTCGCTGAAGTCACTAACGTCTATTAACTCGTTAGATAAAGAATTTGATTGTCTTACTATTTGGTCGGGATTATAATTTGTTGATATCTTTTGTCTGTAGTCGCCAACAGCGCCTTGTGGAAAAAGATCGGTAAATCGAATGTCTCTTGTGTAAGAATTAAACCTACTGGTTGGCGTAAAAACCTTCTTGATGGCTTTTGGTCCATCCGGGTTTAAAACGTCTATAGCACAAGCTACACGATCACCACAAGCTAATCCAGCACTAAAAGCCGCATTTGGATAAGTAGAACCAGCACACTCTTCTTCAGTTAGAGAAGGTATACATCTAGGATTAAGAATTCCAAATATTTCTTCTGTATAACAACACGCACCAAGCTCCTTCGCGTTAGGAGGTGGTGTGCAACAACATCTTAAACCTGCACCAGCCATTTACCTACCCCTGTTAAGTTCCGCTACAAGAAGCATATATAGGTCTGTATTCTCCGTTAACAAGTGATGCGACACAGAAAAGCCCACCACTAATTTCAAGGAAGAAGTCTCTATTTATGACATACTCTTCATATCCATCGACAAACAAATCATTTTTAACAGTCAATCTACCACTAGTTGGACTACTGTAGCTGGATGGGCTGTCAATTTCATCTACTAATATACCCTCAATCATAACTGGTTTAGACCAATTGTAACCTTGAGACTGATAAGGTCTATCGTTGGCGAAAACAACAGCGCCAGAGTTTGCTGGAGAAGCAGGTAATGTTGTTTTTAGACCCTCAAAAGTATTATACTTAGGAACGATTAAGTAACCACTAGCGTTTACTATGTCATGATAAGCACCAGTATTAGCAACAACTTGACCAGACGGATCTGAAGCATCAGCCCTTCTACTTAAAATAACTTTATCAAAACGTCCGCTACCAGCAGTAATAAATGTATTATCAGTTGAAAGTTCAATACCACTTGCAGCACGATAAGTGTTTGACTCCACTGAGTCAATCAAGCCGCCAACACCCGATATTTCTACAAGGTCTTCGTATATAACATCAAGGTTGTAATCAGTCCAGCCGCTTACAGAATCTATCAAGCCGTTCAAGCCAGAAACCGCCAACAACTCATCCGCAAAATAACCACTAATATTATCTGTTACACCGTCTAAACCAGAAACGGCATTGAAATTATAATCTGCCCAACCGCTGACTTGATAAGTGTAGTTCTCATTCCAGCCACTAACTGCGTGAATTAGTCCAGTGTCTACTCCAGAAATTTCATTTAATAATACATCTTCAAAGTATCCACTGACTTTTGCTAACGTTCCATCTTTTACACCAGATACAATATTAAGTTGCTGTCTAGTAAAGAATTTCGCTTGACCTAAGATGCCTCTGTCTGTATCGCTTAGTCTCTCGTCGATAATACCACCGACACCTGATATTGACAATAAACCATCGACAGCAAGACCAGATAGTGCGCCAGCCTCAACTCTAAATGTATTGTTTGCAGCATCTAGGTCAACAAAGACACCGCTAACACCTTCAATTTTAACAGTTTCAGTGTTTCGTATTTCTGCTGTAGATGTACCATCCGTAGCGTCCCAGTAATCATACTGATTTGCTTCAATTAATTTAGCGTCTATTCTACCACTAACACTCCAGATTAAACCTTGATTTCCATAAATAGTTGGATCAAGACCACTAAGCGTAGTAAAGTTACTAAAGGCCCAGCCACTAACGTTTTGAGCGCTTTCTGATCCCGTTTCTGGACAATTTACATTTACAAGGCAATCAACTCTGGATTCAAGTGTATCAAGCGCAGACTGAACACCTTCTGCGGATATTAGTACCTGATCTACATCCTGCTCTACAAACACAGAAATACCAGAGACACCAGAGAATAAAACATTGTCTCCACCACCAATCTGGGAAGTGTTAGCTGATGGATCTTCGATGTTCCAGACGTATAGATTGCCTTCACCTCCAGCCTTTGCAATCTTTTGATCAATAAGACCATCAACACCGCTAATCTCATTTAAGTCTTCAGTTATGGCAAGCGCTGAAAAATCTACTTCATTAACACCAGCATTATTTCTAACGGTCGTAGATATTCCATTTTTACCTATATATTTAACTCTTTTGTTTGGCCCCACTGACTGAGATGGTCCTGAGTCAGCCTCTGCAAACCAAGCAACATATTGATCTTGACCATCAGGGAATTCTATATTTGCGATTTGTTGTAGTACGTATCCACCGGCCCAACCACTAACTTGATAGGTATAGTCTTCATTCCAACCACTAACTTGTTCTATATAATTATCAGCCCACCCGCTAACTTGATCTATAATACCACCTTTGCCAGATATCTCAACAAAGTCTTCAGCAAATGGTTCAAAGTAAGTTTCAGTAAGAGTACCAACAAGAGAACTATCTAATTCACTGGCAATATCATCAATTTGATTAACAGCAATTTTAATTGCGTCAAGCACTTGACCAGATACAAAACCGCCTACTCCAGAAATATCTTCTATGACACCAGAAACAATATTAAATCGGTCATCCATATAACCAGATAAAGGTCCAGCAGATATATCAAGACGGTAGCCAGTATCAACACTATCTTCATCTATACCAAATCGAACATCAATCCCGCTTACACCACTAACTATTAGTGTATCAGAGTGTTCTACTTGACCAGATCCACCGTGAACATCTTCAATTTCCCAGAAAACATAAGAGCCAGCTTGGATTACTTTATCATCCAGATATTCTTTTAAGTATCCGCTGACATTATCTATTTGACCATCAACACCAGATATTTGATTTAAATTATCATAAGCCCAACCACTAGCAGCCCAAATCAAACCGCTAGGGCCACCCCAGCGACTTGGTAGAGAACCAGACAATTGATTAAAATTATATTCAGTCCAGCCTGAACCGTTCGCAAAATCTGTATAAGATAACTCGTATGCATCGTCTGCTTCTGATGCCGCAATAGCACTAGCCCAACCGCTGATAAGGATAGCACTAGCTGTTACCTGTTGATGGGTGTATCCGCTAGCCCAACCGGAAATAGGTGCAGCCGAAATGTCTAGTCTATAACCCGTATCAACGCTATCTTCGCCTAATCCCAACTCAACTCTAATGCCACTAACGCCACTTACAATTAAGGTGTCGGAGTGTTCTATCTGACCAGACCCACCATGACTATCTTCAATTTCCCAAAACGTAAAACTACCTGCGTCAAATACAGCGTCGTCGGTGTATTTTTTATTCCAACCACTAGCTAAGTATATTAAACCGTTTGGATAGTCCGCTAAAACTCCAGATAATCCATATACAGAACCGTCCTGTCTACGATCAAGACCAGAAACAGAAGTTATTTCATCCCTTGACCATCCACTAACTTGATAAATTGTACCATCAGCAATACCACTTAATTGATTTAATAAGCCGTTATAACCACTAATCTCATTAAGATTATAGTCTGACCAACCACTAACGGAATCAATCAATCCATCAACGCCACTAATCTCTGCTAGATCTGGATAAATTACATTATCGAAATTATAAAGTGTCCACCCACTTACATTATCAAGCTGACCACTGAGAGAAAGTAGTTGACCATCTTTACCGCTTATTGCTATAATATCGTTTTCTAAATCTAATAATTCTCCGCTTACCCAACCAGATATTGGGTATGCAGAAATTTCCATGACTCTTTTATCTGCAATTTGATCGTGAAGATAAATTGTTTCTATACCGCTAACGCCACTGAGCATAACAACGTCATCTTTATCTATGACGCCAGACGTTCCAAATTGATCAGCTAAAGAAAAAGACCAAGCAAGTGGAACATCAATTGTGCCAGCGATAGTTACATTTCTAAATGCAGCGTCCCACTCGTAGCCAGTTTTGCCAATACTAAATATTTGTCCGCTTGCTGGTAGCACGTTGCCGCTTACGGCTAATCCAACATTGCCATCTACAAGTACATCTGTACCAACACCCAACTGCCTAGAAGACAAGTCACCATACAGCAAAGGAGGTACTCCAGACTCATTAAGAGTCTGATCACAACCACCAGAAGCGTGTGGGTAAGCTCCGAGATAAAATTTAAAATCAGAATTATCATCTATATAATAAGCAGCGCCATGACCAATTGCTATATTGAAATCACCCCTAGCATTTTCAACTAACGCATAACTGCCTACGGCTACATTCCCAGACCCCACCGTGTTTGAGCCTAAAGCATTGTAGCCAACGGCAACATTATCAGCACCAAAAGAATTACAAGCTAAAGATAACGATCCCAGTGCAGTATTCCTAGAACCAGTATAATTTATATTTAAAGCTTTGTAACCAAAAGCAGAATTGTCAATAGATGACCTACCAGCTAAAGAAATTTGAGAAAGAGCTAAATCTCCAGCTATGGTAGTTCTTGTGTCTTCAGAAGCAAAGTTCTTTGACGATAGAGTTGTATCACCCAGTATAACACCTACAGAATCAGTTAAATCAGTAAAAGCTGATCTAAGGTCTGCGGGAGATATTTGCCTACTGGTATTATCTGGGAGTATATTTGCAATATACTCTAAATAGTCGGACTTTGTTCTGATTGTCATAATTATTTAAATGAGATAATGAGTTGTTCTGAGTTAAATAGCAATGTATCTCCAGCGAAAACCTCTCTCGGATTATCGAGAGTTGCTTTCATCAGGACGTTTCCTTCCCCGATGTCGTTGTCATCTACAATAGCTATCCCAGAAACCCAGCCCCATCCATAGGAGCTTCCGGCACTTTCTTGTGCCGCAGAATCCCAAATAATTTGAAAACAGTTTTTAATAACCCCACCACTTGCTTCATAAACATCGGCATCAAACTTCCAGTTTGTATTGCCTGAAATCGCAGGGTCTCCAAAATTTATTCTTTCATATCCAGTAACTGTACCGTTACTATATGTGTACGGAAGTTCTGGTAAATTTGCGCCAGTAGCATTGTCGGGAATCTCACCACTTGTTAGCGCAATAGAGATATTTCCGGGTTTTGAGAATGTCCCGCCTCTAAATACGTGGTTTATCAATCCAGATTCTAAATAATCTGATAAGTCTGCCATTTTTTGCTCCTAATTAGAAGTCCTGATTTACACGGTGTGTTATATTATACACAATTCCGAGCTAACCATATAAAAAAAGAAAGCCACTCCAATAGGAATGGCTTTCCATTATAATATTAGAATAATCTAATAAATTAGAAGCTGCCGAGGATGATACGACGGTTATCGAGAACACCGAATCCGAGTTCTGCAAAACCGTACCAACCAACTCTTTGCTGTCTGTGAAGAGTAGGATCTTCGTGGATGCTAACAGCTTGCTTCATTGGCATAACAAAGCTATCGTTTGCACCTTGGTCAAGACCAACAACCAACTCAAGGTCGCTAGACTCAACAGAACCACCAAGACCATCCTCAAAGAATGATTGATATTCTTGACCTTCGCCAAGCTCATCAAGATCGTGAAGGGCAACACCAAAGATATTGGTGATTGGAGCGCCACCTTCACCAGCGTTGTAGATCTGAGTTCTGATAGCATCAGAAACTTGATCTAGACCCCAGTTACGCACATCTTCAAGTGCTTCTGGAGATACGTAGAGGTCAGTAAGACGACCACGATTACCGCTTGCGGTGTTACCACCAGCGTTACGACGCATAACGGTTTGCATCAAGCTGACAAGTCTCTTGGAGAACATACCAGCAGTTGCATCACCATCATAAACCAAGATGTTACGATCAACACCAGCGGCCAACAAAGTGTGCCATCCGTCGTCGTTCATCTTCTTGACAAAGCCAGTCTCAAGGACTTGCATAGCACGAGCGGTGATATCCCAACGTGCTTCACGAGCATAGCGAAGCAAGAAGTCAATCGAACTAGCGATTGAGTAAGTTGGAATCATGACGTAATCGCTTTCAACCGCACGCTCAGGCACACGACCATGACCGGGATTGGTGTAAGCTACGTGTTCACCTTCACTTCCGGGTGCAAGAAGATCCAAAGGATATTCAGTGCTTCCTCCGGGTTCTACATTAATAGTCTCGAAAATGTTTCCGAGAATATTGCCAACCAAAACTCCCTTACGGAGTGGAAGCTCAAGAGCTTGTGCAAACTCTCTCTGCGCTGCCATTGCGGTTTCAAGCTGGCTATCACCGCACTTACGTAGCAAAGAAATAAATTCTTCACTTGGTCTTTCAGTATATGACATTATTTATTCTCCTTTAAAGTTATGACTAAGCGCCGTGATTAGGAAGATTGATGTAAACCTTAGCATAGCCGTCTGCGTCCTTTGCGGACATAAAACGACCAAGAGCCAAAGCACCAGATTGTGCAGCATTTGCAGCGCTTGTTGCAATGTTACCTGCAACTGCGTTTGAAGCATATGCCATGTCTCCGGGTCCGGGAGTTCCATCAACAGCATTAGTTACGACCCAACCACGAGTCAAGACAGTAACTTTACCACCCTTTTGTACTTCATCTTTGTACTGGTTAAGATGGGTACGGGTAAGGTCTTTATTAACAACGTCATTCAAGAGGATACCTACAGCAACATCGTCGTCGCCAGCAGCCTTATAAACAACACTGTTGTCACCTTGATCTAGAGCAGCACCGGAAGCGCTAAGTTCGTCAAGACAAACTACACCGCCTCTTGTACCAGTACCAGCAACATAAAAGAAGCTGATATCAGTTGATTCTTCATATCTATCTGATTTGAGAGCCATAGTTAAATTCTCCTATAAATTACTTAGTTGAGAGTACGTTCTTGGAAAGCCAGTCAGAAATGCTAGCTCTTGCGCTTTCACGCTCGTCAGCAACTTCTGTTTGATCAACCAAAGCTGCTTCACTTGTTTCCAAGTCTTCAACAAGCTCAGGAGTGACCTCTGCTTCAGCTTCTTCTTCATCAGCTTTAGCTTCTTTTTCTTTTTTCTTCTTTTCAAGTGCTTCTTTTAGTGCTGGAGGCATTGCTGCTTCAGCTTCGTCTTCTTTTTTCTTCTTCTTGTCACCATGCATGTCTGCATATGGTTTCATCTTAGCAACTACAAGGTCAAAAGCTTCATCGCCAAGAACTTCAAGAGCAGCTAGTGTCTCTTCAAGATCATCTTGATCAAAACCGGCTTCTACAAGAGCAGCCATTCTCTTTTCTACTTTTGCCTTTTTCTTCATGTCGTCCATTTCTTTCATGGCAACAGAAAGATTTTCTTGTGATTTAGCAAGAGCGTCTTCTAGTTCAGCAACTTTAGCTTGACTGCTTTTGATGCTTTCTTCTAGTTCAGCAATGCTGTTGTCTTTAGCCTCGATTTCAGCTTCAAAAGCTTCAACCTTGGAAGCAAATTCTTTATCTTTTGCTTCTTCGATTTGTGCCTTGATTGCTTCATTCTCAGCTTTAGCAGAAGCGAGTGCTGCCTGAACATCAGCCAGTTGCTTCTCCAAAAGATTTTCGCTCATAGTGAGTTCTCCTATATCGAAATTGGAATTTTCATCTATATCAAATGCTACAGATTTTAAGATTACACTTCTTGGGTTGGCGGGCTTAGAAACTAAACCCTTTCCAGAGAAAGCGATATTTTTCAATGCGCGGCCTATCTTATAGCCCTCGTATTCACCAGAGCCACCGTAAGCCCTAAGATGTTTAGTTAGGAACGAAGACTCTTCATCTCTAGCTAAAATCTTTGCTACACCGTTTTCGTTACCCAAAGCATAATCGAAACCGGCAAACAGACACTCCATCGAAACGTACCATTTACCATCCTCTATTTCGGAGATTATTTTCTCCATTCTTTCTCTGTTTTCATCTTTGGTCCAACTATTATATAGGACCGCTTGAGTAATTATATCGAAGTCTTCTGGCATTTCACCGTCATTCGCAACAGCTTTGCCATCTTTACCTAAAACATAACTACCAGTAATATGTCCGATAATATCATCTTCATCGTGCATATAATTGAATTGTTTATCTTCTGGTGTATCCCTAGCGTCCCAAGTGGCCTTGGCTAAGAAAACATCATCATTCTTGTTCCATCCACAGGAAACCAAAACCGACTCTAAATAATATAGGTCTACCTGATCTTTGTTTTCTGCGACAGCTTTTAGCACAACATCTGACGGGATGTCTTTTTTGCCGATAGCCTCAGAACAATACGCAACACTAGCGGTACTCTTAACGAGATCGCTAATGCCGTCATTTATTTCATTTTGGAATATTTGTATGCTCATATATCACCTCTAAATAAGTAATACACAAAAAATATATTTTTTTAATAAAACTGAAATTATCTACCCAAAGAGTACTCGACAAACGTAGAAATAGCTCTTCTTTGATAGTCTAGCAGACTTAGAGAAATGGGTGAAATATTTTGAGATTTTAAACTAGCCTCAATTTTCTGCGGAATCTTTTTATTACTGTCTAGACACGCAACAATTTCTTGAGGTCCATTGTCACTCATGAGGTTTACGTTATAAAGAATATCCAATTTAATAGCCTCTAGTTCAGCTACGTCAGCCTTGGTTAGATTTCTCATACTCTTTTTATTATTAGTAGAAAGGTATGCTTCATTTACAACTTTGGATATTTTATCATACTGATCATTAGCCCAGTTAAATAGTTCCGCCACTCCGGGAGTAGACCTTGGAGTTTCCGTTCTTTTCTTTCTTGGACCGTCATCTAAACTGTTTTGCGGCCTACCGGCAGGATTTACCGGTTTCTGCTTTTCTTTTGTTTCTGCGATTTTTTCATTGATCTCGCCTTGCTTTTCCATCTTTTGCATCTCAAATCCTTTATTTGGATTATGGAACGGGCTAGCTTTTTCTGGTAATCTATCACCCTCTCTAGCCTTGTCCTCTCTTTTTAGTCTCATTTTTTCTACAGATGGCACTTCTTTAAATCTTTCAAGCACTGTCTCGTGAGAGATGATATCCCTATCAGCTAATTGAATTAATAGATTTTTTTCTGACGATTCGTCCGAAAGACTCATTTGGTCATAAACGATATGTGGAGATTTTCTGAATCCCATAGCTTTTCTTACAATTTCACACTCTTTCTCCCAAAAAGCGGTAAGCTGATCGCGACCATACTGTAATCTTTCAACAAGCGTCTTGAGTGATATAAAGTTATTTGTGAAACCGCCTCCATTTCCAGCCATACCTGTTAGGGTCGGAGGAACACCAAGTCCTGCGTAAATACTATTTAAGACTGATTGATATTTTTCAGATCCTAAGAATTTATAAACTTGACTGTTGGATTCTGTATACGAAAGCTCTGGACCCCATACTAGCTCCATAGTACCGCCACCAACATTGCTTGCTAATATGTCTCTTAGTTTATTGATAGCAGCTTTGTTTGGTAAAATTTTATGATCTAGATTACCAAGTGTCCATAGTCTAATATTAGAAATTGCACCATCTAAAGCAGACAAGTCGGCAAGGCGCATTTTCTCAAGCATAATGATATCATCTAAAATTGCATAGATCAAAGGGTTTGCCCAGTTGGTCCAGTCGTCTTTTTTATAATAGTGGACGCAAATTCTATCAGGGTCTAGGTCAATCTTCCTGTCACCTTTTTGAATTTTGTTTTTTACATCTGGTGGTAAAGTTTCTATGACGTGAGCAGGTATAGATCCGTCTTTAAAATTATCAATAAAGGACGTAGGATTGATTTGAAAATCTTTCCTCCCTACAAACAGATTGATTTTTTCATCCTTAATGTCTATCTGTAAAGGGTTGAAGAAGTTATATCTCCAAGGCACTTGATTTTTCTCAAACTCTGGCATCTCAACAACTATATCACTAGCCATAGATTTAATATACTTAGTAATCTCAGGCGTTACTGTGGCGTAACTTCTGTAAGCAAAAACTTGACCGGCTCTATAAAGAAGATTTAGGAATCGCTCTGATCTCTCTTTTCCATTGATCTTTTTAAACCATTGTTGATAAAACTTTTCTACGCTTTTATTTTCGTGAACAATGTTAACGCCTTGACACCCAAAATCACCCATCAGGTCAATAACATTACGAACGATCCCAACTTTATCGTAAGCGTCCATGCACATTTTGATGGCTCGCTTTTTCCTTTGCGGAACTTGCTCGTCTGGACGAAATGCATAGTAGTCATTACCAGTAAATCCGGGCCTAACAGAACGATTTGGCTCAATGTCTTTAAAGTCTCTGAAAAAGCTGCTACCCTTAGCAACTCCAGCGTAATTATCTATAGACTCGGCGTGTCTCTCCATAGCTATAGCTTTAGATGTCTCATCATCCCAAGTGATGAGATTATTCTTCTTATCGGACATTTTCACCCTTCAGATTATAATTGGAATGTAATTCAATTGGTGTTATATTATACACAGATTAATAAATATCATTCATATTTTGGGTGAACCAATTAGGACCAGTATACAATTTTCCGTTATTTTTCTGTTTAGAATCTGTGGGTAGTGACGAGGCAAATCCACCAAAGAACTGATATTCTTCTGGGGTTCTTGTTCTAGATATAATCCTAGCCGCCATGTTTGCCATAATTAAAGCAGAGTACCTATCCTTTCTCATTTTAGACTTCTTACCCGCACCAACGACAACCTCTGGTGTATCCCACCTGTCTCGACCGTTTGATGTCTGGGTCATTTGAATCATAGCTAATTCGTCTTTTAGCTCTTCAATATCCATAACACACTCTTCTAATGTATCATACATTCTACCTTTCATATTATCGTCAATACTTGCTAAACCTAGACCGGCAGAGTCAAACATTGGAAACAGAATAGCTTTATCCTCAAAGTCCTTCCTGAGTCCGTGATTAGCTTCTGCTAACCATTCATACTTAGCAAACTGACACATCTCTAAAATATGTAAGCCCCGCTCGTCATCAGTATCTTTTGGTTTGTTTTCATCAATAACGGGCCATATAGCCATTTCTCCTTCCTGAATCTTGTCATCATCATGTAAAGACTCCATAACAGCAATACCGCCACCCTGAGCGTCCATAGCGATATGAACACAAGGAAATAATTTCATAAGATCTCTGATCTTTCTGGCACAGTAAGAATAAAAGTCTTTTTCAGTAGAATATCCTCGTTTCAGTTTTTCTTTATGTTCAGACCTAGTAGTAGTCCAACAATGAACAATCTTTCTATGATCCTCTGCAAGTTCTAATACAATTATACTAAAATTATCAACCTCAGAAGCAGGGTCAACACCAAAGACATACTGCTTTTTTGGATCTCCAATTAGCTTTGCCTCAAAGATAATATCATTCCCCTTAGAGTCTTTCATTGGCTCTTTATCGTTAGACACACAAGACTCAATTAAGGATCTCTTAAAGAAACCCTCTGAGTCGCGCGTAAACACGGCGCCAAACTCCATTTGATAAATACCAGCGTGAACAGTCGCCTTAGATCTAGCGACCTGTGCGGCATCCATAAAGCCTTCTGGTAAAAGCTCATATGGTATACGTATAATAGAATACTCGTCCCAACGAAAATTATCTGGCACATCGTCGCCACCAAATAGATCTCTTAACTTATTAGGATCTCCACCGCTTTTAATGATGGTCTTCCATCTTTTCCAATAATCTGCAAAATGATTAAAGTCATAATATGCAGTACCGCTTAGGATAATCTGGTTGTCTTTTTTCTCTATGTTTGTTTCATCAGATTGTTCTAATTCTATACCCAATTCTGCCGCTTTCTTCTCTCTTGCTAGCCGTTTAACGTTTTCAATAGGATCAGACGAAACAGCGGCGAAACCAGCCACCACAGTCTCAAAAATATCGCGAGGTATACTGGCAAACTCATCAGAAAT